TGGCAATGTGGTCTCAGCAGTGAGCTGGGAGCCTTTTCAGAAACCAAAAAATGTTTTCTTTTTGCCCATGGAGACTAAAAAATGACTGAAAAAACAGGAAAGAAAGTACAGGATACTGGGATGCAGTTGAATCATGCGCTGGTAAATCTGCTTCGAAAATATGATTGGGTGATAGAAGAGAAGGACGAAGAGCGAGTAATGCTTCTACTTTTCGCCCATCGACAATCTATACGAGAAATGATCTCGTCGACGTTCTCGTAATCTCTTTGAGAGTACCTTTGAAATCGTAGGTAGTAGTAATATAATGAACTTCGTTGATTCTTGTACGACCGTTGGCATCTGTGGTGACAACGGTCTTTGTGTACTTATCCTGATCTGTTCTGGGTGGTGGTGGGATCGGAACTGCTGGAACGTCTGCAACTCTCATGAGAGAAGATCCTTTCTTTGTTGAAGAAGCTCTTGCAGCTTCTGCTCAATCTCAAACAACCTTTTATTAATAACCTCTTCCTGATTCAGTAGATTATTAATTTCCCTTTCAATACACAGATTCATTTCACTTTGTCGCAACTCTGCTTGCAGTGTCGGAACTATAAATCCTGGATAGGAATAGCCCATATCTAAACATAGATTCTCCGCCTCTGCAAAATGTGTGGCATAAGGCTCAATGCCTTGCTGTGCTTTATCGTAAAGATCTGCTGCAGATTCCGCTGCAAGTAGTGCTCCGACTATCAATAATATTCTCATGAGTAGTTTGGCCTCGTCATTTTTGCAAGACGCTTTTGCTTTGCATCTTCGATTAGTCCTGGATCAAGGTTATATGCAGTTGAAACAACTGAAATCATTGCTTGCACATCCCCCATCTCGCTTGTAAGATTTTCCAGATACTTTGGATCTGATATTCCATGCCGGAGCACCTTCGAGCACGCTCGAATCAGCTCACCACATTCTTCCATACAAATTACTAATTTTGTCAATTTTTCAAGATCCACGGATCCATTCCTCTTCAAGTATTGTTGCTAAGTTTTTTCCTGTTTCTTCGGAGTGCTGCACAAGTGCTTGTATTGCAAAAGGCAGCCATACGTTTACAGGAACTATCTTTTTAGTTCGAGAACGAATGCAGAGACGTTCAAAAATGACATCTCCACAACCTCGACTCTCCCCATTCCACACATCTTTCTTTTTAATCATGTGCAATCCTGATCGTTATAGTGATTATTACTTTTGTTGTAGGTATTCACTCTATTGGCTCTGCCCAAGTAAAAAAGTAAACAAGCAAGAGAAAAAAGAAAGAGTACTACAACTTCGTGTGCGTATTGTTCAATCATAGAGTATCCAGAATAAGGGCGGGAATTGTATACTCATAAGGATCGTCTTCGCAGTCGTCGTCTTTTCCTTTCTCGACAAAGAAAGACTCGATTAGACCATTATTGACTACCATTGCATAACGCCACGAACGCACACCAAATCCAAGATTTTCTTTGCGAACATCCATGTTCATGCCTCGTGTAAACTCAGCATTTCCATCACAGATTAGCTTCACATCTTTAATACCCTGGTCGATTCCCCACTTGTTCATTACAAATGCATCGTTGACAGAAATACAATAAATTTCGTCAATGCCTCTGTTCATAAAAGTAGGATAAAGCTCTTCAAACCCAGGTAGCTGATAGGTCGAACACGTCGGCGTAAACGCGCCAGGCAGTGAGAATACGACCACTCGCTTGGCAGCAAAGTAGTCAAATGTAGTCTTTTTCTCCCATCGGTAGGGGTTTGGACCTTCAATCGTTTCGTCACGCACTCGCGTTTGAAATACAACCGAAGGTACAACAGTTGGTATGCTTGCCCATCGCTCAGCATACATCTCATATTCACTTGGATGACAGTGAATCTTCATAAATTTCCTCCATCGTTTCAAAATCAACAGCAGGCATACACCAGTTTGCCTCCATCATTCGAAGTACCCATTTTAGATCTTCACGGCTTCCTGCCTCGACTGGTACTGGGTTGACAGACATGTATTCAACCTTGCCGTTTTCATCATAGTATACTTCGTGCACGCCGTATACGTTTTGTTTTTTCACTACTCGATAATTCCAGTAGCTATTGCTTTCTTTGGTAATTTCTTTGCTCATATCTTAATTAGTATTCCTGTCAACAAAAAAATAATGATTAGCAGTTCAACTGCCATAATTGTATGATACCATACCCATCGTGCTTCATAGATTTGTCGAACTTTGAATACTTCTTTAATCTCTGAGATAAACTGTTTTGTATCAATCATTTAAACTTTCCAGTGTTTTAGGAAATTTTTTATTTAAGTCTGCGATCGCAGCTTTAATCGCATCTTCTGCAAGCACACTACAGTGGATTTTGACTGGTGGGAGTGCGAGTTCTTCTGCGATGTGGGTGTTTTTAATACTCCCAGCTTCATCAAGACTGCGACCTTTAACCCATTCGGTAAGAAGGCTGGAAGACGCGATAGCACTTCCGCATCCGTAGGTTTTAAACCGAGCATCTTCGATAATTCCATCGTCGTTTACCTTTATTTGAAGTTGCATGACATCACCACAGGACGGTGCTCCCACCATTCCTGTGCCAACGTTTTCTTCATCTTTATCAAACTTTCCAACATTCCGAGGATTGTTGTAGTGGTCCATTACCTGGTCAGAATAAGCCATAATGTCGTATTCCTAAATAAACTCCAACTAATACAAGTATTACAGGAAAGCTAAAAGCAAATCCTCTCCAAAACCCTATTGCAAACTCTTTCCAGTCATGGTCGTTCTGCTGGATCTCCAAAGCGGTCTCCGTAGTCTCGTAACACATCTACGAGATAAGTGACTTTTTTACGGTCACTTAGCTTGCCTCCTTCTAGACATTTACCACATTGACTACCAATTTTTGCTAGAAGAAAGCTATTTTTTTCTAACATCGTTTCTGTAATTCCAGTGCAGATACAAAGGTACATTATTTCGGGTCTCCTTTACTTGGCCGTATTAAAGAAAACATATACTCATTTGCGGCCTTAAAATCTTTGCCGAAATCTCTTGTCTTTCCCTTGTGTACCACTATAAAATTACCGTCTTTATCGCAAGAAATTGTAAAAGAATTATCTTCGTTTTTCAAGTTCAAGTTCCACTTTCAATGTCCATATCAAAAAACAAATATTCAATGAGTGCCACGATGCACGCATAAATGCCTCTTTTTGATACCACAGTCCTGGGATTATATAAATACTCCAGTCGTCAGACGAGAGCTTTTCCCTGTGAACTTCAAAATTAATATTCATAAAACTATATCCTCCAAGTTAGGTGGAAAATAGTTAGGGCCTTTCATTACTTTGCCATCGTCACGATAAATCGGACGACCGTTCTCTCCGAGTTTTGACATATTACTTTCATGTACTTCGTTGAAACACTCGTCTAAGTCAATACCAAAAGTATGTCCTGCTCCGTATACAACGTACAGAAGATCAGTAAGTGCATCAGCTACTTCTACAATATCTTTATTGTCGAGAGCAATCTGAAGCTCCTCAAACTCTTCCTGTATTAGATCTAGTCGAAGATCTTGCGTATCTCTATCTCGTAGAGTCGGTTCACAGTGTACCTGCTGACCGAAGGCTTCCATGAAGTCCCCAACCAACTCAAAATTTGTTACTATTGTTTGCATCTTTTTGCCTTTTTCTTTCTCGAATACGAGCGGCTTGCTTAGCCTTGTTCCTTCGTAGACTTGGCTTTTCAAAGAACTCTTTTGAACGTAGATCATTTAATGAATCTTTTGTTTTTCGTTTGAGGGTTCGTATTGCGCTTTCTACGTTATTGTTTTTAACTCGTACTCTCATTATTCACCGAAGTAGCCGTAGTCTTCATCGGTACCAAATCCTGCCGAAGCAAGAGCATCACCATCCCAGTCATCAAGCCAACTCTCATCATCGTAGAGATCCCAGTCCTCTGTTGTATCAAAATCGAGTTCAAGCTGATAAGGTTCAATTTTTGGTGTAGAAGATGTGGTCATTTATAGTTACCGTTTCCTTTAGCTTCTCTGCCCAGTGGGGCTGTTTAATATAATCTGCATGGTACCAGAGAGCCCCTTCCGTTACATCAGGTAAGGCCCCAATGTAAACAGTAATTGCAATTTCTCTAGCTTTTTCCATCGCTTGATGTTCAAAAGCTACATCTGGTTTACCATCGCAGTACCAGCTAAACTGACAAATGTTTCTTTTTGCCTGCTTAACTACTTTACAAATTCTGTTGGGGAATTGTGTAGACTTTACCCTATTTAAGGTTACGTTTGCAATTGCAACCTTTCCAACCCATGGCTGGTTACGTGCCTCAAAGTAGATATTCTCTGCCAAACATTCAATCTCTGTAAAGGCATTATCCCCTTTTGCGTCCGTTGCATATAAAAGTATAGCTACACACGAGACTTTCTTGAAAAAACCCATCCTCTATCCTGTAAGTACTTAGCTTGTTTCACGCAAGAGTTATAAGATCTATCTGGAAAGTGTTGTTGTAGTTCTTCCCTCGTAGATAGATAGTACACTTTTGCAAGTAAGTGCCTTTCATTACGCGACCAAGGGCGTTTAGTGTAGATTCTCATTGCATTCCTTTACCAACTGTTATTATTATATTTCAAAAGACATTGAATGTCAAGAGTTATTTTTACCATACATACTAACGAAATAAAAATTATTTCTTGACATAGTAGTTAAAATGAAATATAATTATGGGTGATGATAGAAGCCTCGTCATGAACGAGTGGAGAACAAAAATGCTAGAGCCAACCGTCCTACTAATCATAGGATTTTGTATAGTGGGCGCAGCATGGACATCCTGGAAACTAGGACACCATGCAGGGATAGAGCACGCACTGGCATACTTAGAATCTGAGGGTATCATAGAATTTGAGCCCGAAGAGGACTAGCCGAAAGGCACAAAACTAACCGGACACCGAAAGGGTCCACAGCGCACACCGAAAGGGTGCAAGGAGACAATAATGACTAGACTCGGACAAGAACTCGAGAAATTTTTCGTTGGCTACAACGATTTTCCTACTAACTTTACCCAAGAAGCTCATCCACGATTTAATGTGTTTCGAAGGCCTGAAGGCTCCTTTGAAATTCAAATCGCATGCCCTGGACTAGAGCGAGAGCAGCTAGAAATTACTCTTCATAAAGGTACGCTCAGTATCAAAGGAGAAAAGGTAGAGACTGCGTGGGAAGCAATTCATCGAGGCTTTAGTGGAAAAGCATTTACCCGAACCTTTAAAATCGACGGCGATTTAGAGGTTGCGAGTGCAGAGTTAAAGAATGGAATTCTTCGAATTGTACTTCAACACTCTGAAGCAACAAAACCTGTGCAAGTAAAAATTGCATAAACGAAGGGGGCTTCGGCCCCCTTATTTTAGGAGGCCAATGTGTGGCAGATATTAGCAGGACTCTGCATTGTACTAGGAGCTGGAGGGTATTATCTCTTTCAAGAGAATGAGGCTCTTAAAGCAGAAAACGCTGCAAGAAAGCTCGCCTTCGAGCAACAGGCAGCAGCATTTGAAACTCTACAAAGAGAGAGTAAGAAGCAACAGCAGGCCATGGCAGATTTAAATATACGCTCTCAAGCTATTCAGAATGAGATGACTCAGTATATGGATATTTTCAAAAGACACAAGCTACCAAAACTCGCAGCCGCGAAGCCTGGTATGATAGAGAAAAGAGCAAATGATGCAACAAAAGCAATATTCGATACTATCGAAGCTGACTCTCGTGACATTGACGTTCTCGATGACGGCGTGCAGCTCTCTGGGGGCAGCATGGCCTCTCCAGTGGAAAAAGCCTCCACCGGAGATAGTAACAGTGATAAAACCAGTACCGATAGAGATACCGCAGCCGATACTTCCGAGGGAAATTAACCTACAAGAACCGTACTGGTACGTAGTATCAAACAAAAATATTGATGAATTTCTCAAAAAGATGGAGAAAACAAACGGTGGTCAAGTTGTTTTCTTCGCAATGTCTGTAGACGACTATGAAGTTATGTCCGGAAACATGCAAGAGTTGCGTCGTTATATTCGGGAACTAAAAGAAGTAGTAGTTTACTATCGAACAGTAACAACAGTGGATACCGATGAAGCAGAGGACCAAGAGAAGAATTGAAGAATTCTATAAGGAAGATATAATGAACAGAGAAGCAGTATATGAACAGCTAAAGATTGACGAGGGAGTCGTTTATGAAATTTATAATGACCATCTTGGTTATCCTACTTTTGGTGTCGGCCATCTCGTGCTTGATTCTGATGAAGAGAGTGGACAAGCTATCGGCACGCCTGTATCAGAGGAAAGGATACGAGAGTGCTTTGAAAAAGACCTCGATATAGCAATCTCTGAGTGCGAAATTTTATATGAAGATATCTGGGAAGACATGCCAGGCGAAGTCCAAGAGATAGTAGTAAATATGATGTTCAATATGGGACGTCCTCGTTTATCAAAGTTCAAAAACTTTCGATTAGCTCTGGTAGGAAAGAATTATAAATTAGCTGCAGCAGAAGGGCGGGACTCAGTTTGGTATCGACAAGTAACAAACCGCGCCGAACGACTAATGTCGAGAATGGAAAATATTACACGTTAGCTTAAAAACTTTCTTGACTTCAAAATCTTAAACGAGTATAATATGTTTTATGAATATATTTGTGCTTGAAGAAAATAATCACGATGTCAATGCTGCGTATCATATTGATCCGCATACAGGCAAAATGCAACTAGAATCTGCACAAATGTTGTGCACTAACCATTGGATAGATAAATACTTAGGATATGTACCG